TTGGAAGAAGAAGACGAGACGATTACACGGATGGTACAATAAGAATTCCAATCGAGTCACCGCCTCAGTAATTAGGAGATAAATATTATGGCAATAACATCGGCAATATGTAACAGTTTTAAACAAGAAGTTTTACAAGCTATACATAATTTTACAGCATCGTCTGGAAACACTTTTAATATAGCTTTATACACAAGTAGTGCTACTTTAAATAAATCAACTACAGCTTATACAACATCAAACGAAATATCTAATACATCAGGATCTGCTTACACTGCAAAAGGAAAAGCACTTACAAGTGTAACACCTGCTTTATCAACCGATACTGCGTGTTGTGATTTTGCAGATGTATCTTTTACATCAGCTTCTTTTACAGCTAATGGTTGTTTAATTTTTAACGATTCAGCTACAGGTGATCCAGCAGTTTGTGCAATTGCATTTGGTTCAGACAAAACTGTAACAAGTGGAACTTTTACAATTCAATTTCCAACAGCTGACGCAGATAACGCAATAATTCGTATAGCATAAGGAGAAAATCCTTATGTCGGTAACCCGAACATTTACAGTAACAGTACAAAACGTTAGTGGTGACAATAAATATTTTATTGATGGAGTTCAACAAGACACAGTAGTTTTAGCAGAAGGCTACACTTATAAATTTGATCAATCGGACAGTTCTAATAACACTCACCCTTTTAGATTTTCAACAACATCTGATGGTACTCACAACAGTGGTAGTGAATATACAACAGGAGTTACAACTTCTGGAACAGCAGGTCAAACAGATGCTTATGTTCAAATAGCTGTAGCAGCTAGCGCACCACAACTTTATTACTATTGCACTAATCACCCAGGAATGGGTGGATCAGCTAATACAGTAGATGCAAGTACTTGGGGCGTTCTTACATGGAATCAAAATGGTTGGGGAAGTCAAGATGCTGCTGAAGTTACACTTACGGGTGTTTCTTCTACTTCAAATGTAGGATCAACCACAATTACAACAGAGATAAATAAAGGATGGGGACAAGATAGTTGGGGTGAAGAAAACTGGGGACAATCAGGTTTAGTTGTAACACTTACTGGTGTTGAAGCAACTACAGGTATTGGAGAAGATGTAAGTTGGGGTAAACAAACTTGGGGATCTGCAACAACTGGTTGGGGTGGTGAATATTTCTTAGTTCCTGAAGATGTAATGGGTTTAACAGGGTTAAGTGCAACATCGACTGTAGGAAGTCCTACAGCAATATCTGATCTTATATTAATTCCAACTGGTCAAAGTTCAACATCAACCGTAGGCTCTGCAAATATAAGTTTTGATATTATTGTAAATCCAACAGGAGTTTCTGCAACATCAGCAGTAGGAACAATAAATCCTGCAGATCAAGTAATGGGACTAACAGGATTAGGTTTAACTTCTAACTTTGGAACAATAAATATTTCTGGTGGTTCTCTTGTAACTTTAACAGGTTTGTCTATGACTTCTTCAACAGGAAATTTAACACCTGCAGATGTCATGGGATTAACAGGAGTAAGTGCAACTTCTACAGTTGGTTCATTCCCTACAGGAACACCTGCAGATGTCATGGGATTAACAGGTGTTTCAGCAACTGTTAGTGTAGGCAATGTAGCACCACTAGGTTATGAAGCTATTACAGGCACACAAAGTGCAGGATATAGTCCAGTCACGGGAACACAAAATGCAAATTATACAGCAGTAAATGCTGATAACTAATACAATATGTTATTGACAATAACTTTAAAACAAATTAAAAAAAGATACTAATTAGGAGTACAAAATTATGGCATCAACTTATACGGCTCTCGGTGTAGAATTAATGGCAACTGGTGAAAACGCCGGTACATGGGGAACAAAAACTAACACCAACTTAAATATTATTGAACAAATTTCTGGTGGTTTTACTACACAAGCAGTAACAGATTCTGGAACACCAACAGCTTTGACAGTTTCTGATGGATCAACTGGGGCTTCTATGTCTCACAGAATGATTGAACTTACAGGATCTATTTCTGGAGCTAGAGTTGTAACAATTCCTTTAGATGCACAAACTTTTTATTTTTTAAGAAATTCAACATCAGGTGCTTACACAGTACAATTTAAATATGCATCAGGTTCAGGAGACACTTTTACTTTTTCAGCAACAGATAAAGGTGATCAACTTGTATTTGCTACAGCAAATGATGGAGTTAACCCAGACATATATACTTTAGGTTTTGGTGATGGTGATGTAACTCTTACTGGAACACAAACTTTAACAAACAAAACTTTAACTAGTCCTAAAATTGGTACTAATATTTTAGATACTGGCGGAAACGAATTAATTAATTTTACTGCAACAGGATCAGCTGTTAATGAAATTACTATAGCTAACGCAGCTACAGGAGTTACTGGACCAGTTATTTCAGCAACAGGTGAAACTAATGTTGGTATTAATATTAATCCTAAAGGTTCAGGAGTTCTTAACTCAGGAGGATCTGCTGTAAAAATTGCTGGTAAAGAAACTATATGGATTCCAGCTGCAGCTATGTATGGACCAACTACTAACCCTGCAGATGCAGCTCAAGTAGAAACAACAGCTATAAGACCAGATTTAAAAGTATTTGATTTTGATGCTAGTACAAAACAATACACACAATTTACAATAGCAATGCCTAAATCATGGAACGAAGGAACTTTAACTTATCAAGTTTATTGGTCTCCAAGTACAACTAACACAGGAAACTGTATTTTTGGTTTACAGGGTGTAGCATGTGCAGACGGTGACACTATTGATGTTGCATACGGAACAGCAATAGAAGTTACAGATGCAGGTATAGGAACAGTAGAAGATCAACAAATTTCAGCTGAAAGTAGTGCTATGACAGTTGCGGGTTCTCCTGCAGCAGGCGAACAATCTTATTTTCAATTATATAGGGACGCAGCAGATGGTAGCGATACGTTTACCGGTGAATCTAGAGTTCTAGGTATTAAATTATTCTTTACTACTGACGCTGCTAACGACGCATAGGACATTAAAATATGAGAGTAGTACCAGGAATTACACACACCGAAGGTAAAAACACTAAACTTAAAACTTCTTCAAAAGGTAAAACAATGTTTGGATACAATGTTTTAGGTTTTGGTTCTGGTGGTGGAGCTGCAATATTTACCGTAGATTTTCTTTTAGTCGCTGGTGGTGGCGGAGGTCGAGGTTGTAACAGTGGCCCTGTCTATGGCGGAGGCGGCGGAGGCGGCGGAATGCGTAAATTTAGTAATTCAGAAATAACTCAAGGAGAAGAATATACGGTTACTGTAGGAGGTGGAGCTGCTGGAGGAAATTGTAGTAACGGTCCTCAAGGTAGTAATTCAGTTTTTTCAGGAACAGGTTTAACACAAACAGCAGCTGGAGGCGGTTTTGGCGCTGCAGGCGCTGGCGGAGACGGTGGCGCTGGAGGTGCTGCCGGAGGCACATCTGGAGATTCTGGTGGCTCTGGCAATACTCCATCTACAAGTCCATCACAAGGTGCTAATGGCGGGGCTAGTGGTTTTGCCACAGGAGGCGGCGGAGGCGGCGGCGGTGCTTCTGGTCAAAATGGTGGAAATGGTGGATATAATTCACCAGGAGGAAATGGTGGAAATGGTTCTTCAGATTCAATTACTGGTTCATCAGTAACATATGCTGGTGGCGGAGGCGGAACTTTCTGGAAAGCAGGCGGAAACGGAAGCGGCGGTTCTGGAGGCGGAGGTGCAGCTGCAGCAGGAGTTGGAACAAACGGACTTGGCGGCGGAGGCGGCGGAGCTGCAAACGATGGTGCAGTCCAAGCTGGAGGAAATGGTGGAAGTGGTGTTGTTATATTAAAAATATTAACTGCTGATTATTCAGGAACTACAACAGGTTCTCCAACAGTTACAACAGATGGAGATTACAAAATAGTTAAATGGACTGGTGATGGGAGTTACACTGCGTAATGGCTCATTTTGCCAAACTTGATGAAAATAATACTGTGATATCAGTTCATACTGTATCTAATGATGTAGCCACAGACGAAACTGTTGGAATAAATTATTTAAAAAATTTATATAAATGGGAAAATTGGAAACAATGTTCTTATAATACTTTTGGTGGCGAACATAAATTAGGAGGCACTCCATTTAGAAAAAATTATCCGGGTTCTGGTTATACTTATGATTCAACTAGAGATGCTTTTATATCTTCACAACCATATCCATCTTGGATTTTAAATGAAACATCTTGTTTATGGGATCCACCTGTTGCGTGTCCTGATGATGATGGATCGTATGAATGGAATGAATCTACTACTTCGTGGGATACTATTTCTAAAACAGGATAATTGACTTTTAAATATATGTATTATATACATATAGTAAGAAAGTTATGATTATAGATAAAGAAATAAATAGTCAAATAGAACAAGATTATATTTTTATAACAGGTCATATTGATGTTGATCAAAAATATTTTGTTCAAAAAATAGAAGAAGGAATAAAAGCTGGATCTAATTTAAATAATCAAACAGCTATTCAAGGTTTTATGACACATTGGGATTATTTTAATAATGATCCACAACTTCAAAAACTTTTACTTCCTATGATGGATAAACTTGATAAAATTAAAAATGTTCCAAAGTACAAATTTTTTAATTCATGGGGATATGCAGAGTCTTTTGGTCATAGAACAACGATTCATTGTCATGGAGATAGTTTATTTGCTGGTTCTTTATATTTAAATGATCATGATCAAGAATTAATTTTTCCAAAAATAAATGAAAAAGTAAAACCAGAAAGAGGTCGTTTTGTTTTGTTTTCAGGTTTTTTAAAACATTATACTAATAGAAATATTACTGGTAAAACTAAATACGGTTTGTCTTTTAATTTTGTTCATCGTAATTATTACTTATGAGATATTTAGATATCTATAGTACAGCGTTAGGAAAAACAAAATTAAATTTATCTAAAAAAGAAAAAGATGATTTATTGCGTTATGCCGATAAATCTAATTATTCTAAATCGGGTTTAAAAAAATACGAAGATAGAACATCTGTATCAAAAGAAACATATGTATTAAATTTAGATATATTTAATACTTTAAAAGAAAAAATATATTCTTCTTTTTTAGATTATAAAAATTTATATGAGTATAAAAATGATTTTGCTATTACAACTTCATGGATAACTAAATCAAATCCAGGTAATTATGGAGAATATCACAAACATATGAATTGTTTTTTTTCTGGAATATACTATTTTAAACTTCCAATTAATTCAGGTTTAATATCTTTTAATAAATTTAATAATGAAAATATTCTAATTGTTCCACAAAAATGGAATAAATATAATAACTATGGTCATGAAGAAAATATAGAAGAAAATGATATAATATTTTTTCCAGGAAATTTATATCATACTCAACTTAAAAATAATTCTAATGATGTTAGATATTCTTTAGCTTTTAATTTTATGCCTAAAGGTAAAAATGGATATGGAGATTCAACTTTTGAATATTAATTAAACAATGTTAGAAAAATTAATATTAACAGAAACTGCTATTGAGATAGGTAAACTTCCTATAATTAATAATTCTATTCTAGAACAACATTGTTTATTGTATGAAAAACAAATAACAAGAGAAAGAGGTTTAGATATAACCGACACTTTATCAGAAGACACAGACATACCCGAACATGAAGAAGTAAATAAAATGTTATCTTTAGTCATAGAAGAACTTAAAAATAAATATAATAAAAAATATTGTGTAGATGAATTTTGGGCTCACATACATGAAAAAAATCATTCAACTAATCTACATCATCACGCAGTTGTTGATGATTTAAAAAACTCACCAGTTCTTTCTGGTGTTTATTACATTAGTGCTCCTAAAGATTGCGGAGTTATTGTTTTTCAGTACCCTATTAATCAATATGAAGAAAAAAGATATTGGATAAAACCTGAACCAGGGCTGTTTATTTTATTTCCTTCAAGTCTTCTTCATTATGTAACAAGAAATAATAGTGAGAAGAAAAGAATATCTATATCTTTTAATCTTAAAATAAATAAATAAATAGGTATTGTTATTTTTTATAAAATAATATAAAATGTTTTCAATGTAAAGAAAGGACTATATGCATAAATTTACTAACGCACTATTACACGTAAACTATTTAGACTTACAAGTTTGTTTATCAGAAGGACATTATCCATGGTTTTATCAAGATTATTTAAATGTAGCTCCTGAAGAAAATTTTTGTTTTCAACACACCTTTATAAAAAATTCTAATTTATATCATCCAAATTTAAATAGAAACTACATTAAAATATTTAATCCTTTACTAGAAAAAATAAATTTTTTAGAAGAAGATGTGTTGTGGAAAGCTCATTTAGCTCAATCTTTAATGATAACTAAAATAGATTCACAAAAAGAAATACCTTTTAATATTAAAGATGGAAGAAAAATTGCTATTTATTCTATAAAAAATGATGATGGTGGTATAAAAATTAATGACGAATTTATTAAAAATGAAAAAAATGTTTTATATATTATTGATTCTTCTGAAAAAATTAAATTTGTAACTTGTAAAGAAAACAAACGATCTATTTATATACTTGTAGAATATGAAAAAATCTAATTTTGAAATAAGTGGTGTTTTCCCTGTTCCTGTATTACACACTTCTCTAGACAGAGATTTTACAGAAGAAGAATTAAAGTTTGCAAAAAATCAATTAAACGATTCTAATGACAATATAGGTAATAATACTTCAAAAAATAATTATATTTTAGAACACGAAAAAATGAAAGGTATAAAATTATTTATTGAAGAAGGTATTCAAACATATGTAGATAATATTATTTGTCCTAAAGATGACACACAGGTGTATATAACTCAATCATGGATAAACTATAATAACGAAAACCAATATCATCATTCTCATACACATAGTAATTCTTATATTTCAGGTGTATTTTATTTTATTGCTGATGAAAATTTCGACAGTATAAATTTTTCTAATAGAAATTATTCATTAATTAATCCAGTAATTAAAGATTTTAACATATGGAACTCACAAGATTGGTGGTTTTCAGTGCACTCTAAAAAATTAATTTTGTTTCCTTCCTCTACTACTCACAATGTGTTTCAAAAAAAAGATAATAATATTAGAATAAGTTTAGCATTTAACACTTTTGTTAAAGGAACTATTGGATCTAACTTAAAGCTCAGTGAATTAAAGCTTTAAAACATTTAAAAAACTATATATAGTGAGATTCTATGCTACAAAAACTAGGATTTTTACCAGGATTTAATAAACAAGTTACCTCTACTGGAGCTGAATCACAGTGGACAGGAGGAGAAAATGTACGTTTTAGATATGGTACACCTGAAAAAATAGGTGGTTGGTCTCAATTAGGAGATAGTAAATTAACCGGTGCAGCTAGAGGTTTGCATCACATGGTTAATAAAACAGGTATTAAATATTCTTTAATTGGAACTAATAGAATTTTATATGCTTACACAGGAGATGTATATTATGATATACATCCTTTAACTAATCCATCAGGTACAGCTCTTACAAATGCTTTTAGTACAAGTAATGGCTCACCTATTGTGACCATTACTTTTTCATCAGCACATAATTTTCAACCGGGTGATATAATTTTATTTGGTGACACAAGTACATTTAGTGCGATTACAGGTTCAAACTTTGGTGCAGCAGATTTTTGTGATAAAAAATTTATGGTAACATCAACACCAACAGGAACTACTATTACTATTACAATGGATAGTAATGAAGCAGGAGCGGGAGCAACTACTTCTGGAGGCATAACTTATTTTCAATACTATCACGTAGGACCACCAGACCAAGTAGGTGTTTTTGGTTATGGTATATCTCAGTGGGGTGGTACAACTACAAACCCACAAACAACAACATTAAATGGATCATTAGGAGATAATGCATTTGGAACTGGTGGATCAGGTACAACAATTAACGTAGCAAGCACCACGGGATTTCCGAGTGCAGGTACAAATTTTATACAAGTTGGTACTGAAGAAATATCGTACACTGGAATTACATCTACAAGTTTTACTGGAATTACCAGAGCTGTTAGAGGAACAACCAGAGCTGCTCACAGCACTAGTGCAACCGTTACTAATCACAGTGGTTTTTCTGGATGGGGATCAGCAGCTTCTACTACAGACAAAGTTGCAGAACCTGGTATGTGGTCTATAGATAATTTAGGTAGCACAGCTATTTGTTTAATATTTAACGGAGAGTGTTTTGAATGGAATTCAGATTTAACAAATGCTGTAAGCACAAGAGCTACAATTATTACAGGTGCACCAACCGCATCTAGAGATATGTTAGTTTCAACTCCTGATCGTCACTTAGTATTTTTTGGAACAGAAACAACTATTGGAGATAAGGCTACGCAAGATGATATGTTTATAAGATTTTCGTCTCAAGAAAATATTAATGACTATATACCTACAGCAATCAACAGTGCTGGTACACAAAGACTGGCCGCTGGATCACGGATCATGGGAGCTAAACTTGGTAGAAATGCACTTTACGTTTGGACAGACACAGCTTTATTTACTATGCGTTTTGTTGGAACTCCATTTACATTTGCTTTTGAACAAGTTGGTACTAACTGTGGATTGATTGGTAAGAACGCAGCTGTTGAAGTTGATGGTGCTGCTTATTGGATGTCTGATAATGGTTTCTTTAGATATACAGGTAAACTAGAATCTATGGATTGTTTGGTTGAAGATTACGTTTATGACAATTTAAATACTACATCTAATCAAATGGTGTATGCAGGTATTAATAACTTATTTGGAGAGGTTACATGGTTTTATCCTGAAGCTAACTCTAATGTAAATACACAATCAGTTACTTATAGTTATCTAGATTCAACTGCTAAAAGACCTATATGGTTTGTAAATGCAAGCAGTTTATTTATTAGAACTACATGGCAAGATTCTTCTGTATTTGGATTACCGCATGCAACTCAATACGATGCAGGTACAGATACATCTTTTGATGTAACAGGAAACACAGAAGGAATTTCTTATTACTACGAACATGAAACAGGAGTTAATCAAGTAAGACTAGGAGTGACTACAGCAATTCCTGCTAATATTACTTCTGGTGATTATGATATTACACAAAAAGTTATTAGAGGAGCTGCAACTAACATGGCTGACCTTAGAGGTGATGGTGAAAACATTATGAGAGTAAGTAGAATTATACCTGATTTTATAAATCAACAAGGAACTTCTATTATACAATTAGATTTAAGAAACTATCCAAATGATACAGCAGCTAGTTCATCACTTGGACCTTTTAGTATTACATCTGGCACTACAAAAGTAGATACACGTGCAAGAGCTAGAGCAATAGCACTTACAATATCTAATACAGCTGTTGATACTAGTTGGAAACTAGGAACTTTTAGGTTAGATATACATGCTGGAGGAAGACGATAATGTCAATTACAAGATTACAACAAGCTAGACAAATGTATGCAATGGGCCAAAGAGTTGCAAGAGCTTTTGGTGGTGTTATGGGTCCTGACGGACGTAAAGCATATGTTGGTGGAAGTTATAGTGGTACAGACCCTAAAGGAGGAAACCAAGGTGCTGGTAAATATCAAGGTGGAAGTGGAGCACCAGGAAGTGCTGAAGCAGTACCAGGTGGTGAAGGTTCTAATAAAAGGCCAACAGAAGTCACTGCACAAAACATAGATCAAATACCTGTTACAGGTAAAGATTATAAAACAGCAAGAAGAAATTATGAAATAGGTGTTGCCGGTGGTTATGCTAACGATCCTCTTAAATATAAAGGAACAAATGTAATAGGACCATTTGGTGTTAAACAAAATCCATATAACAAATTTTTAAATTATAAACCACAAGTTAAAACTCCTAATGTAGGTATTTTAGGTATGGCTATGAATTTAGCTAAAAAACCAATTCAAAAATTTTCTGATTTTACTACAGGAGTAAACAGAAATTATTTTATAGATGAAGTAGTAAGAGCTGGTAAAATACCAGGAGTTAATTATGGAACTATTTCTAACATGACTAATCAAGAACTAGAAGAAGCTTATCAAAATTATTTATCAGGTAGATTATCCGGTGCAACAGATGCATATGGTAATCCTATTGGTGGTAATGATGGTGGTGGTGAAGGTGATATGCAAGGTATTGTAAATCTATATGATGATAACATGTTTGATGACACAGAAGAAAATGATCCATTTGTTTTTAGGTATGCAGGAGAAGATAACACATTAAACCCTGGAGCTTCAGGTGTTGATAGTGTTGCAGAACTTAGAGATTTACAACAACAAAAAGGTGAAAATATATATACATAATGGCAAAGATAGTACAAACATTAACTAGAGCAAGCTCAGAGTATGAAGAAGATGTAGCACAGTCTTTGGTTAGAGATTTAGATGCTGTGTTAGAAAAATTAAACACTACATTTCAAGAAGAATTAAAACAGGAAATAGAAGCTAGAAGTTTCTTTTTAGATTAATGGCAGTAGTAAACCAATATAAATTTGTAGGAATAGATAACAGCACTAGCGGTGCTGCATTAACACCTTTTGGCTCTGGTAATCCTTTGGTAAATGAAACGTATTTAATTAAATCTATATTAGTTACATCAGCTGGTACACCAAGTGTAACTGTTACAAACAACAGTATTACAGCTATAAAATCAGCAGCATTAACAGCAGATACAACAACAGAATTATTAACTCAACCGTTAATAGTAGAAGGTGGTAAAACCTTTACAGTACAATCAAGCACAACAGACTCGTTTGATGTAGCTATTAGCTATCTAAACATTAAGAAAGAGGTAACAACATAATGACAGATATACCAACACTAAAACCAAAAAAAATTATAACAACTATTAAGAACAAAAAAACAGGTATAGTTTATGAGACTGAAGAAGCTTTAAAAGCTGCTAATATACCTGAAGAGGACGTGCAAAGAGATGTAACAGTTATCATGCCGGCTCTTGATTTGTTCGCTAAAACAAAGTAAAGTGGCAAAACCATGGGAATAGAAGATATACAAATTTCAGAAGAATTAGAAACTAACGCACCATCTATAAAGTATAAAGGTGAGGAAGGTCCTAAATCTCCACAACAGATAGAACAAATGATGATACAACAGGGTCAAGAAATGGATCAAATTCGAAACCAAGAAGCTGGTAGTGAAGAATTAATGACTGCTGAATTAGATATATTAAAAGACGAATATTTAAAATACGTATTTGAGATGGAAGAACAAGGTTTACAACCTATGTCTTTTAGAGAATTTTTAGATCAAACTATGGCCGAAAAGGACATGAGTAGTAGAGGACCTATTATACCAAGTGACGAAGATCCAATAAATCCTTTTGGTCCTAAACCAATAGGACCACCTTTACCTGACAGACAAATGGCAGCGTATGGTGGTATCATGGGCCTAGATGGAAGACGTAAATATGGACTAGGAAGTAGATTAAGAAAACTTATACCAAATGAATTAGCAAAGGTTGCAGAAGTTGCAGCGCCTTTTGTTGCACCATTCAATCCATTAGCAGCAGGTTTAATGTCTGGTATTGGTGGTTATGATAGAACAGGTAATATAGGTTCATCACTTAAATCAGGATTAATAAATTATGGTTTAGGTCAAGGTGCTAGATTTTTAGGTGGAGCAGATTTTCAAACAGGATTTGATCCTAGAGGTGGAATGTCTGGAATGAAATATGGTTTTAGTAAACCTACAGGTAGTGGTGGTATAAAAGAATTTCTTAAATCTAAAACAGCACCAGCAAATACAAATATAAAAAATGTAATGGCTACAGGTAATGAAGCGGATGAAATATTAAATTTAGGTAAAATTAAACAAGAAGGCACAGGAGGAATAATGAAAGCTATTAAAGGACTTATTCCTGAAAGCACACTTGGTCAAGTAACTTTAGGTGGTGGTGCATTGGCTCTTGGAACAGCATTATTAGGTGATCCAGGAAAAACTATATCACAAATTATGAACACTGGTGAAGGTTTGGATCTAGAAGCTATTAGAGCAGAAGTACTAGACGCTTATAACGATGAAACAGGAGAAAAATTATTGGCACTTAGAGCCAAGTATCCTTATTTAGGTAGAGCTGACACTAAAGATCTTGCTATAATTGGTAAAGCCGAAGGTGGTAGAATGAATTACGATGGAGGTGGTTCTGTAATTAAATTATTAGATGGAACTACGGTTAAAATTCCTGCCGGTTCTTACGGAAAATACGGTTTAAAAGATGGTATATACTCTAGTAGTAAAGGTGATTTAACAACAGATGAAATAGTGCCTTTATTAAATCCAGGTTTAACTTTTAATCAAGGTGGAAGAGTACCAGCTCAAGAAGGTGGAATCATGGACCTTGGTGGTATGGAAAAAGATTATAGAGCTGAAGGTGGGTTTGTACCTATAGGAAAAGAAGAAAAAGCAGACGATGTGCCTGCAAGATTAAGTGTAAATGAGTTTGTATTTACTGCAGATGCTGTTAGAAACGCAGGTGGTGGAGATATAGATAGAGGCGCAGAAGTTAT